CCTTTTATTATGCACTTAGAAAAGAAGATGGGAGCGTTGTGCGTGTTGCGAAAGAGAGTGGAAGTATTTATAGGCATAATTCTGGGTTTTATTATAGCAATTATTGTAATGATAGTTACAGGATTTGGACAAGATTACGAGTTAATAACAACGATAGATGAATTACAAAAAGAACTTAAAGACAATAAGGACAAGCTTAAAAATAAGGAAATTGCAGAAATAAGAACAACATTTTTCGCAAGGAAGATAAAAGAAGTAGAAGACATTATAAAAAATTCAGAAGAAAGCAAAGAAAACTATTTTATTACTTTTGAAAAAATAAAAAATGTACTATTTGTGAAAACAGTTCAAACAAATAGTACAAAATAAACTTATTAATTAAACATAACTAAATAAATAATAGCACAGAAAATAAAAAAATGCAAGGGGAGTAATTGAAAAAATGTCAGAAACATTAGAAGAATTAGAAGAAAAATATTTTATGTTAGAAATGCAAGATACGTGGAGCAGTAGAGATTATAAATATGCTGATGAATTAAAAGAAAAAATTAAGAAATTGAAAGGAGAAAATTAAATGATAAAGGGCTTAATAGAAGTAAAGCAGTTACCTGTAATAGAGGAACAATTAAGAAGTGTAAGTACAGTTATAGATGAAAGAGTGAAAAATGCAACAAGTTTAGTATGTACAGAAGAGTCAGTAAAAACAATAAAAGAAATAAGAGCGGAATTAAATAAAGATTATAAAGAATTTGAAAACAAAAGAAAATTAGTAAAAGAACAAGTATTAAAACCTTACAATGATTTTGAAAATGTCTATAAAGAATGTATATCCGATAAATTCAGAAATGCTGACATAATTCTAAAAGGGAAAATAGATAATGTTGAAAATGAATTGAAATCAAAAAAAGAAAAAGAAATAAAAGATTACTTTGAAGAATATAAAGAAGCAAATAATATTGATTTTATTACATATGAACAAGCAAGAATAAATATAACATTATCAGCAAGTATGAAAAGTTTAAAAGAACAAGCAAAACAATTTATTGACAAAATAGTGGATGATTTAAAACTAATTGAAACACAAGAGCATAAAACAGAAATATTAGTTGAATACAAACAAATATTAAATGTATCACAAGCAATAACAAGTGTGACAAATAGATTTAAGGCTATTGAAGAAGAAAAGAAAAAAATAGAACAAGAAAAAGAACTTCAAAAATTTGTTGTGGATACTGCAAAAGAGTCAGACAAGTATAGTGAACAAATAATATTAATTTCACCATCCGTAGAAGAAAAAACAGAAGAAATTTTAACTTTAAAATTTACAGTAAGAGGGACAAGAACAAAATTAAGAGAATTAAAACAATTTTTAGAAAGTGGAGGCTACGATTATGAGTAATGAAGTACAAAAAAATAATGAATTAATGGTCAAATTTGATATTGACGGAAATGAAATAAAATTAACACCAAGCATAGTGCAAGAGTATATAGTAGGAACAGACGCAAAAATAACAAATCAAGAATTTAAGTTATTTACAGAACTTTGCAAAGTTAGGAAATTAAACCCATTTTTAAGAGAAGCATATTTAATTAAATATAAAGCAGGAGTACCTGCACAATTAGTAGTGGGAAAAGATGCAATTTTAAAAAGAGCAGTACTCAATCCAAATTATGACGGAATGGAAAGTGGAATCATAGTCCAAAAAGAAGATGGAAGTGTAGAAGAAAGACAAGGAACATTTAGATTAGGAAATGAACAACTTGTAGGTGGTTGGGCTAGGGTATTTAGAAAAGACTGGACACATCCTACATATTCAAGTGTAAGTTTTAATGAAGTAGCACAAAAAACAGGACAAGGACAATTAAATTCAAACTGGGGAAGTAAAGGAGCAACAATGGTTGAGAAAGTTGCAAAAGTAAGAGCATTAAGAGAAACATTTGTTGAAGATTTAGCAGGAATGTATGAAGCAGAAGAAATGCAACAAGAAATTCCACAACAAGAACCTATTGAGGTACAAGCTGAAATAGAAGAACAAACAGAAAATACAAAAGAGGTATCAATGAATGAACTATAAAATTATATCAAGCTGTAGCACAGGAAATGCAACAATAATAAAAGACATAATTTTAATGGATTGTGGAGTTACATTTAAAAAATTAGAGAAGTATTATAAGAAACTAAAAATAGTACTTCTTACACACATACATTCGGATCATTTCAAAAAAGAAACAATTAAGAAATTAGCACAAGAAAGACCAACTTTAAGATTTGCTTGTTGTGAATGGTTGTTAAAACCCCTTTTAGAATGTGGAATTGAAAGAAGCAATATAGATATACTTCAAATTGGTACTAAATACAATTATAAACTATTTAAAATTGTACCAATTAAATTATATCACGATGTACCACAATGTGGTTATAGGGTGCTATTTGAAGATTATAAAGTAATCTATATGACAGATACAAAAACAGTTGAAGGAATAAGTGCTAAAAATTATAATTTGTATCTTGTTGAAGGTAATTACGATGAAGATGAGATAGAAGAAACAATAAAAGAAAAACAACAAGACTGCAAATATGTATATGAATTTAGAGCAAAAGATAGTCATTTAAGTAAACAACAAGCAAGTGAATTTTTATTAAATAACATGGGAAAAAATTCAGAATATGTTTTAATGCATCAACATGTAGAAAGGTAACAAAAATGGAATTTGAAAAATTATATATGTTTAATCCATTTACAATTCAAAACGCAGATAGTCAAAAGATAGCAGATACATATACCAAATTGCAAAATGAATTGATAGAAAATCCGAACACAGGATTCGAAATATCAAAAAATATAGAAATATATGCAAATATGAATTATCTAATAGGGGAAATGATAGCAAGATTACAACAAGAATATGACACACTAAAAACAGATATATCAATACAAGAAAATAAACAAATTTATATGCAAAGGAAACAATGGCAAGAGACACAAAAAGAAAAGCCACCAGCAATGAGTTATTTTGAAGCTATGGCAAAAGAGTTTGTAAAAGATGATAGCAAGAAATTAACAGAATTAGGCTCTAGGCTGTTTAGATTTAAAAAAGCGTATGAGAGCATAGATAGTAAACAAAATGCCTTAAAAAAGAAAATAGAAGCAATAAGATATGAAATATAGAACATTGGCACTAATAGAAGTTTAGAGACAAGCAAGGAGCCTAATTTATTAGTGCCATGACCCCCGAAAAGAGGTAAAAATGATAGTAACAGATTTATCAAACAGTTTTAATCCAGTACCTAAAAAAAAGGCAGAAAAGAAAAAAGAAGTTACAACAATTAAAAAGAAAAGCAAGAAGTTAGTAAAACTGGAGAGGCAAAGAGATGAAAACCTAGTAAAAGAAGGAATATGCGAGTTTTGTGGCAACTATTCAAGACATTTAGACCCACATGAAGTTTATGGTGGAAGTAATAGAAAAAGAAGTATACAACATAAATTTGTAAAACTAATATGTAGAAAATGCCACGACAATGAAAATGTTATAAAACAATTAAGAATAGATGCGCAAAAAGAATATATGAAAACACATACAGAAGAAGAATTTATTAAATTGATAGGAAAAAGTTATATCAACAAGGGTTAAGACAACATAAGTTTTAGCCCTTGTTTTTACGAAAGGAGAAGTTAAATGGCAAGAAAGAGAATGATAGACCCTAGTATATGGCAAAGTGAAGATTTTGGAAAATTATCTACTTTAGCTAAAATTGTATTTATTGGTTTATTCTCGCTTGCTGATGATGAAGGTAGAGGAAGGTGTAATCCTGTATATTTAAAGTCTACATTATTCCCTTATGAGGAAAATATAAGAAGTGCCGACATAGATAAAACCTTATCAGAGATAAGCTCTAATATGTCCGTAGTTTTATATTCTTGTGACGGAAGTAGTTATTATAGCCTTTTAAGTTGGGATACATTTCAAAAAATAGATAGACCAAGTCAAAGTAAGATACCAGAATATAATGAAAATACAATGGAATTATTATTCGACGAACATTCGACGAATAATCGACGAACTATCGCTCCTAATAAGAATAAGAAAAGAATAGAAGATAATAGGAATATAAAAGAAGAGAATAGAAATAAAATAGTCGAAATTTACAACACCTATTGTGCTAATTTGCCTCAGGTTCAAAAATTAACCGAAAAAAGAAATAAGTCTATTGATAATTTCTTAAAAGATTTTTCAATAGAACAATTTGAAGAAATATGCAAGATAGCAAATGTTAGTGAGTTTCTAATAGGAAATAACGACAGAAATTGGAAAGCTGATTTTGATTTTCTTATGAGAACTGATAAAGCAACTGCAATATTAGAGGGCAAATATAGTCAAAAGAAAAGAGATAAATTAGATGGATTTAAAGATTTATGGAAGGAGGCAAAAGATGAAGAAGAGCGAAATGGTGCAAATAATAACACTTTTGGCTGGTAATTATGAAGATATTGCAAATAAATCACAAACACAAAGAGAGATGATGTTAAATACATGGCAAGAGTGTTTAGGGGATTTAGATTATAACTTAGTTTTACGAGCGGTAAAGAAAACAATAATAGAAAGCCCTTACCCACCAACAATACATGAAGTAAGAAAAAATGCAATAGAGCTAATCAATCCAACAACAAAGAAAACAGGAATAGAGGCATGGAACGAAGCAATTGGAATGATAAGCAATGGTCTTTATATGACCGAGGAACAATTTAATAATTATAGCCCAGAAGTTAAGAGATTTTTTGGAAGTGTAAATCAAGTAAAACAATTAGCAATGGTAGATATGGAAACAATAAACACAGTTACAAAAGGACAGTTTTTGAAACAATATGAAGTATTGATAAACAGAGAAAGAGGACAAAAACTATTACCTCAACAAATGCAAGATTTTACAAAACAACTTGCAGATAGAATGAGCGTAAAACAGATAGGAGAGTGATAAACAAATGATTACAACAGAAACAAGGCAAATGAGTTTTAATGACATACAAGATAAAACAAAAATAAGATATATACAAATCTTAAATAGATTAAACAAGCCTAAAACGGCAAAGGAATTAGCAGTAGAATTATTTGATTTAAGATTTATACCAAGTACAGAAAGAAATTATACAGCACCAAGGCTAACAGAATTAGAAAAAATGGGATATGTAAAAGCAGTAGATAAAAAGAAATGCGAATACACAGGCAAAACAGTAGCAGTATATGAGAGAACACAAGCAGGATTTGAAGCAATAAATTATCAACATATTCCAAGAATTGATTAGGAGGCAATTATGCAAGATAAATGTAGTAAATGTGATAGTGAAGAACTATTTGTAGAAATACAAGGAAATAGAAGAGGCTTGTATTGTGGCAAATGTGGAAAATGGCAAAAATGGATCACAAAGCAAGAATTACAAATAGCAAAGTTTAAAGGATATATAATTTTAGGAGGTAGTTATGATAATAGTAAGTCAAGATAAAAAGAGAATAATTAACTTTAAAAACATAACTGATATAAATATTGAATTTATACATAGTGATTATGAATTAAGAGCGTCATTTATAGGCGAATGTGAAAGTTTTAATATTGGTAATTATGAGGAAGAAGAAAGAGCAAAAGAAGTATTACAAGAAATAATAAAATCTTATAGATATTATAGAACAGCTGAATGTGATGGATATACCAATGTATTACAAGAAACAGCAGTTTTTGAAATGCCAAAGGACTAGCCTATGAAACAATTAAAAGATATGAAAGGTATATGTAAGTACTGTACAGGTTGTTTAAGATTGGAAGATGAAAACTTCCAAAGTAGATACAGATGCAAGGACTTTGAGGCTAATCAAATGAACTGGAAGGATCTCATAGAAAAGGAGTTATTAAATGAGCAAATACAGAAATAAAAAAATAGTAGTAGACAATATAGAGTTTGATAGTAATCTAGAAGCAACAAGATATAGACAATTAAAGTTATTGCAGAGAGCAAAACAGATAAGTAACTTAAGATTGCAAGTACCATTTTTATTACAAGAAGGATTTAAAAAGAATGGAACAACACATAGAAAAATAGAATACATAGCAGATTTTGTTTACGAGGAAAATGGACAAACAGTCGTAGAGGATATAAAGGGAATGAAAACAGAGACATTTAAAATTAAGCAGAAATTATTTGAATACAAATATCCAGAATTAAATTTAAAAGTTATTACAAGGGAGGAAATATAATGAGTCATTTTACAGTAGCAGTTATAACTGCAAAAAAAGAAAAATTAGAGGAAATGTTAGCGTCTTATGATGAGAATTTAGAAGTAGAACCTTATATAGAGAAAACAAAAAAAGAAATAATTAAAGAAGCGAAAAAGCGAAAAGAAGATTATTCTAAAGAACAAAAAGAAGGGAAAAAAATAAGTGATTGGCAATTAAAATATTTAAATGCTGAAACTGATGAAGATTTATATAAAGCTGAAATAGATGAAGATTTGCAATATGATGATGAACGGAAATGAATTAAGTACATATAATCCTAATTCGAAGTGGGATTGGTATTCAGTAGGTGGGAGATGGAGAAATTCATTATTAACTAAAAAAGATAATGAAGATGTAATATCAGAAATTTAACTTAGAAGATTTAATAAACCAAGGAAGCAATTTAAGAAAAGAATCTCCAATAGGATATAAATGGGTAGATGGTGCAAGAATAAAAGACATAGACTTTAAAAAAGCTATTGAATTTAAAAATACATATAACAAAGCAATTAGATTTTGGGAAACTTATGTAGAAGGCAAAGAACCAATGACAGAAGAAGAAAAAGAAAATATTAAATTCGAGCTATATAAAAAGGAATATTACATAAAAAGATATGGAACCAAAGAAAATTATGCAAATATGGAAAGTACATTTTCTTGTTGGGCATTATTAGATGAAACAGGCTGGTACGAAAAAGGAAAAATGGGCTGGTGGGCTATGAATGATAGTACAAAAGATAGCGAAGAATTATTTATAGAAAAATTCACAGAAACAATTAATAAACCAGAAAATCAAGATAAATACTTAATTATAGTAGATTGCCATATATAAAGTAGGAGGAGAAGATGAATAGAGAGATAAAGTTTAGAGCGTGGCATAAAGTAAAAAATATAATGGTATATGACAATGAAGATGATACTTACGGATATTGGGATGGGTGTCGCAATAGCAATGTCGGAATGATAAATACAATTTTAAACTCACAATATTACAAAGAATATAAATTTATGCAATACACAGGACTAAAGGATAAGAATGGAAAAGAAATATATGAGCGGAGATATAGTGCAAGGATTGTTTGCAGACCAAGAAGAACCAGAAATAAAAGGACAAGTTATATATAGCAATGGTCAAGCTTCGTATATAGTAATTGCTAGTAATAACGGTGAGTGGGAATTAGGCTATTTAGATAATTTGGAAGTAATAGGTAATATATATGATAATCCAGAGTTATTAGGAGGAGAATAGATATGTTAAAAATAAGAGATGATGTAGATTTAAAAGAACTTGAAAAGTTTGGATTTTATAAAAGTGGAGGAGTTTATCAAAAAAATTTGGAATATGATGACATAAATTCTCCAATAGTAGGAATTGATATATGTATTTACATTATAATATCAGATAGAATAATTAGATTTTCAAGTCACTGTAAAAAAGAAACTGTAAAACTAGATGTTTTATACGATTTAATCAAAGCAGATTTAGTAGTAAAGGAGTAATAAAATGACTGATGAGGAAATTGAAAAGATTGCTAAAAAAGTATTAGAACTTCAAAAAGCAGAAGGAGTAAAAACAACACAAAGTTTATTAACATTTCAAGAAGTACAACAAAGATATCATAAAGAGATATACCAAAAATTTGGAACAACAAATGGAATTGATAGTGCAATAAGAACAGTAGCTACATATAGTCAAGGGCAAAGGTATGTTGCAAGATTAGGTGGTAAAGAATTTGATGATGCTGTACAAGTAGCAGACAAACTATATAAATTAGTTTTGGGAGTAAAGGAGTAAATATGGAAATGGAAGAGAAAATAGAAAAACTAAAATTCATTAAGTTACCAATAGATGAAGAAACAGGCAAAGAACAAAAAGAGTTTGGAGAAATGCTGGGACATATATATAGCGCGTATTATAGTGAATTTGGAAAAGGTTATGTAATAGTAGGGACAAACTCAGAAGAGGCAAGCAAAGCTTTTGATAATACAATTTACAAAACATTAATATCAGCAGGAGAAGATAAAGAATTTGCAAGAGCTTGTGCATACGAAGGGGAAGATTTAGGAATGTGTCTATACATACCTAAAGAATGTTTTGAAAAGGTAGAGGAGTAAATAAGATATGGAAATATATTATGGTGGTAGAGGAAATGGAAAAACAATAAAGGCAATTAAATTATCTGTAGAAAAACAAATGCCAATAGTATGTTGGAGCTATGAACACAAAAAGCAAATAGAACAAACAGCTAGAGAAATAGACGTAAAAAGGATAATGCCAGAACCAATATTGGCAACAGAAGTAAGAAAAAAAGTAATAGGTAATAGAAGAGGTTTAATAGTTGATGATTTAGAGATTCTTTTGAGAAGGATATTAGATGATAATGTTTATTATGCTACTATGGAAGATTGCAATTGTATGTATTTAAAATGGTGAGAGGAGTGATACATAGTGAAAGAAAAAATAGCAGATGAAGTTATATTAACACCGATGTATAAAGGCGAAGTATATAAATATCATGAATGCTCAAATTGTAAAAAAGAAATATACCTTGAAGAAGATATATTTCAACCATTTCATTTTGAAGGAAATATAAAATATTGCCCATTTTGTGGAAAAGAAGTAATAAGATATGCAAAACCAAAATTTATAGAAGAAATAAATTGGAATTGGTTAGATGAATACGAATCTGTTGTAGAAAAAATGTATAGAGAATTAGAATATATAATTTATTGTAAGCTAGATAAAGAACAAATAGACAAATTAGAAGAAAAGTCTGCAAGAGGAATGGAATACTTTGGACAGGATAGATGGTCCTTTCCATATAGCAAAGGAACTATATGCGACATAATTCATCGAATAACAAGAACTAAAGTACATTATACGGAAAAACGAAAACTTGAAAAAGAGTTTGGAGGTATTTTAAGTGGAAGAAAATAGTAGAGAAGAAGATATAGAAAGAATAGCAAAATTGATAACAACAAAATTTAATAATGATTATTCAATAGACAATAAAGACAAAGAAGCACTAGAACATATTTTATCAGATTACAAAAGAGTATTAAAAGAGAATAATAGGTTAGAAGAACAAGTAGAATATGACAAAACACATATTTATACTCCACAAACAATTGAGTTAAACTTCATTTTAAAATCAAAAATAGAAGACAAGATAGAAAAATTAAATTCTGAATCTTATGCAGAAAAACTTGAAGATATGATGAATACAAAAAATTATACTATAACAGAATTAGTTCAATATGTTTTACAAGAATTATTAGATGGTAGCGACACAGATGTCGGTAGCATAGGAAGTGAGAATTAAAAATGAAAGAAAAATATATAAATAAAATATTGAATTTTTCAGATGAAAATATATGTACTGAAAAAGAATTAATTATAAATAAAGAACAAGCAAAGAAAATTATTAAAGAATTACAAGAAGATTACACACCAAATGCAATAATAAAATTAAAAATTGCGGAATACAAACAAAGAAAAGCAAAATGTGATGATATAGAAACTAAAATTAGATTAGATGTGAAAATAAGAGCATATGAAGAACTACTAGAAGGGGGACAATCATGAGTAATGTTTATGATATGTCAGGCAAAAAGAAAGTAATACTTAAAGAAGGGACAGAAACTAATATCACATATAAAGAAATAATGCAAATAGTAGTAGAATATGCAACAGAAGCGGGATGTCATCAGATATTTTGCGATGGAGGAATAAATATGTGTCCATCAGACATATTCGGACCAGAAAAAATAGATAAAAAGAAAGAAGAAGATACTTGCAACTATGAAAGTATAGGATGCACTAAATGTTGGACTAATGCACTTAAAAAAGTAAAGAGGGAGAATTAGAAGAAAAGGACAAGATAATAGAAGAACTCACAAAGAAAATAAAAATCAAATAAAGGGGGGTTAATCTATGGGAACAGAAGATACAATAGAAATGGTAATAATTAAGAACGATACTGTAATAAAGAAGAAATTCAGTGTTATAGACGAAGACGAGATAATAAGCTTTAATTTAGGAAAATTCTTTATAGCAGTACGAAAAGAAGATCTAAAAAAATATTTGTAGGAGGTACAAAAGATGCGCTACATAAAAGAAGATGTTGAAAGAATGTTGATAGAACATAAAGAAAATGAAGGAAAACTGCTTGAAATAGAACTTAAAATAGATGAATATGAGAATAGACTTAATTATGCAGGAACAGTACATCAAGATACAGCAAGAGAAGTGATAGAAAGTATGCAACTTGCAGGACAAGCATATGATGCCATACATAGCAATACCAATAAAGTATCTGACAAAACAGCTAATACAGCAATACACTACAGAGAAGAGTTAAATCATATTAACAGAGAAAATAGAGATTTTTTAATTCGAGAACTTGAAAGATTAAAAGAAGAAAAGGAAAACATAAATAAAAAAGTAGTTCGTGTAATGAATTGGTTAGACAAGCTAGAAGCAAGAGAAGCCTCTATTTTAAGAGAATTTTACATAAACAATAAAGGCAAAAACTGGGATAGAGCCGTCAGTTCATATAATAATAATGCTAATAAAGAATTGCAGAAGAGACAATTAACAAACATCAGGGCCGAAGCGGTCAAGAAAATATTAAAAATCATAAATATTTAAAGGTTCCGCGAGGAACCTTTGTTATTAATTTATAACATATTTTTGTAGGATTCTATAGAAGCTAATAATTGAGATATTGTTATCCAATTGCTTCTATCTTCAAGTATATTAGATACTATATTGTATATATCATTATTACCTATATAAGTATCTAAAACTTCAGCTCTAGTATACGATTGACAATATACTGAAGCACCGACCAATTCATCTGATTGTATATTTAATTCTGTTATAGCTTCAATCAAGTTGTTAAGTATTTTATTTGAAAATTCGTATCTTTTATCTTTATATATAATGATTGCAGTATAAATTGTAAAATTTTGCGGATATATTTTAATATAATCGTTGTTGAAAATTACTTCTACATCACGATTCAATTGATTTAAGCCCATATTTCTTAACCAAGTTAAAGGTAATGACAACTTAGCTGTGGGATTACCAGAACCATTTTTACTATATATAATTTTTAATTTCTTTTTCATAATTAATTACCTCCTAATATCTCATTAATACTTCTGAACCGTCATCATATTCAATTGAAAATCCTAAATTTTCATAAAATTTAACTAGATTTTTCAAATCTATACTTTCATCTTGTGGATAAGCACATAATGTTAGACCTTTTCTTTCTTTCTGTGCTATTTGCATTACTTGCTTCACAAGCTGACTACCAGTTCCTTTTCTTTTGTGGTATACTTCGACCATCTCAATAATTAAATCATCTTCATTCATATCATCTTGAGTGTAACGTATATAGCCGTTTTCATTTTCAACAATCATATTAAAAACCTCTTTCTATTAACATTATAGATATTATAATATAAATCGTACCGATTGTCCATACTTTTTGCAAAAAAATTGCATTATTTATGTATTGATAATTGCATTTATTATTTAGTAGAATTATATTAGCTAAAAAAAGATAGATATAAACTTTTGCGGGGCTGAATATTAAATGTTTGGCTCTATTTTTCTATTAACGATACCTAGTAAAATGACAACTTAATTCAAAAAGTTTGGAGCTTTCCTGCTAAGAAATGCGTACCTAATAAGGTATATGGTGCAAGTCCATAGGTTGTCGCCAGGTTCTAGGTAGCCCCTAGATATGCGGAGTAAAAAGTGGGGAAACCTTCGTTGAAAATAAAATTAAAATCCCCTACATGGCAGAGTAATTCAAACGGCTTTGAACACTGTCTTGAAAACAGTTGGAGCAGTAAAATGCTTGGGGCTCGACACCTCACTCTGTCGCCAAGTAAAATAGTATGTAATGATATAAAAAAGCAATGGGAGCAAAAGGTTGAGATATTAATTCCGACACAGGGAAGAGAAATATCAGAACTTCCAAGAGATTCGGCTCGTAAGCTAAAGGCTATAGGCTGTGTTGATACCAGAAATCCAAACGATACGAGGTAGCGCCTTGTATAATCCTGTATCATTACATAGTGTTTTATACAAAGGAAGTGTTGTATATGAGAGGTAGTATAATAGCAAACTACATAGACAGTGAATATAGAAGAAGAAAATTTTATGAGAACAAGAAGAGACAAAAGTGTATTGTAGATGAGAAAAGACAATGCGACAAATGTAAATATTTAAATATATGTGAGGATAAAGATGAAATTTAAAATAAATAATACGGAATGGTTAATAGAAGAAGTAGATGAAGCCACAATTAATAACGAAATGAAAAATGATGGAACATTAGGAGTAACAATATATAGAACTCAAACAATAATGCTACTAAAAGATCAAGCTAATATAATAAAGACATTGAAACACGAACTAACACATGTTTGGCTATATGAATACGGACATAATCAAAACGACGATAAAACATTCAGCTATGAAGATGTATGCGAAGTAGTTGCAAGTAGTAATGATTTTATAAATGAAATAATAAAAGAATATGTACGGAGAACATAAATGAAGAATGACGATTTAATAATTTATAAGAAAGATAATAGGGAAATTATAGCTATAATTCCAATAATAAGAGGAGATAGACCAACAGTATTTAAAAAAGGTTATATGTCAGTTATAAAAAAATGCGATGAAAGAAATATATTAGGAGACGGAAAACATATCTATTTAGCTGAATAGAAAAATAAGATACAGACAAAAGAGGTGATTCAATTGACAAATGCACAGAAAAGATTTTGCGATGAGTATTTAATAGACCTTAATGCAACAAGAGCATATAAGGTTGCTTATTCAAGGTGTAAAAAAGATGAAACAGCCAATGTGAATGGTAGCAAATTACTAAGAAATACTAAGGTTCAAGAATACATATCAGAAAGAATGAAAGAACGAGAAAAAAGAACTGAAATAACTCAAGACATGGTAATAAAAGAGCTGGCTAAAATAGCATTTTTAGACATAAGAAAACTATATACAGAAAATGGACAATTAAAAAACATAGCTGATATGGATAGTGAAACTGCAGGGGCAATATCATCATTAGAAACATTAGAAGAATACGAAGGATATAGAGATGACAGAGAAAAAATAGGAGACACTCAAAAAGTAAAACTATTAGATAAAACAAAAGCTCTTGAATTGATAGGAAGACATTTAGGAATGTTTAAAGAAAAGGTAACGATTGATGGTAATGTTAATACCAATAATCCATTTTCAGGAATGTCAACAGAAGAATTGAGAAAGATACTAAATGAATAATGATGTAAAAGAAAAAATAAAAGAGCAAGCACGTTTAGAATTGGCTAGACGTGATTTCTTTGAGTATTGCAAATTAACCGCATATGATTTTTATAAAGAAGAACGAGGCTTTTTAAAAGATTTATGCTATCAATTACAAAATTTTTATAAGAGCGATGAAAAAGTATGCGTAATAAATATGCCACCAAGACATGGAAAGTCTAGAACAGCAGGAAAATTAGTAGAATGGATATTAGGAACAAATCCAAATGAAAAAATAATGACAGGATCATACAATGAGGATTTATCGAGTTCATTTGCAAAATCAGTAAGAGACACAATAGCTTCTGAAAAAACAGAAGGTGTAATTGTATATAATGATATATTTCCTAATACCAAGATTAAAGATGGCGAAGCTACACAAAAAAAGTGGGCATTAGCTGGAAGTAAGGTGTCAAATTATTTAGCAACGTCGCCAACAGGTACTGCAACAGGGTTTGGATGTACAATAATGATAATAGATGACCTCATAAAAAATGCTAAAGAAGCCTATAATGAAAATACATTAAAAAATCATATAGACTGGTTTAATAATACAATGTTATCAAGAACTGAAAATGGATTTAAATTGATAATCATTATGACAAGATGGTCTAGCAATGATTTGGCTGGCTATATATTAGACAATTATCCTAATGTAAGACATATAAATTATAAAGCAGTACAAGATGATGGTTCAATGTTGTGTAAAGATATATTAAGTAAAGAAGACTACGAGTTCAAAACAAAAAACATGAATAAAGACATTGTTTATGCTAACTACCAACAAGAGCCAATCGATGTGAAAAATAGATTATATACAGTATTTAAAACTTATGATAAGTTACCACCAGCACACTATATTATGAATTACACAGATACAGCAGATGAGGGCGACGATTACTTATGCTCAATAGACTATCAAATGTATAACAGTGAATATTATATCTTGGATGTTATTTATACACAAGAGTCAATGGAAGTGACAGAACCAGCAGTAGCAGAAATGATGACCAAAGATAATGTAGGAAATGCGAATATAGAAAGTAATAATGGTGGTAGAGGGTTTGCAAGGAATGTGCAAAAAGAGTTAAAGGAGTTAAAGAATACTCACACAAAAGTAAATTGGTTTCATCAAGGAGAAAACAAAATTGCAAGAATATTAAGTAATTCGACAGGAGTAATGAATAACATTTATTTTCCAATTAATTGGGAGGATAGATGGCCAGAATTTGCCAAACATTTAAAACATTATGTAAGAACAGGAAAAAATGAACATGATGATGCTGAAGACTGCTTAACAGGGGTATATGAAAATCCAAAACCTAAAAATACAAATATGACAATGACTAATAAGTCTTTTATAAATATAACATCTACTAAAAAGTAGGTGTTTTTTGATTGGAGGAAACAATGCTAAGATATAGTAAAGAAAGATTAGCGGAAGAAAAAAGTATAACAGATATATATTTTAAAGCACAACTAGAATTAAATGTTAGAAAAGAATTATATGAGAATTTTAGAAGAAAATTAACAGATGAAGAACTAGCAAGTTTAGATGATGAAGATATAAAAGTACCACTTGAGAGATATATAAGTGTTATGTCTGCCGGTTATTTTGGAGGAAAAGCACCAACATATAAAGTAAAAGCATTTAATAAAGATAAAGACAAAATAATCAAAGAACTATTTAATCATGAAACTAATGACGAAAAAGAAATAATAGAAATAAAAGAATTAATTAAACATATAAATGACTATAATAATGATGCTTCACATTTTTTACATATGGTATTAGATTACTTAATAAAAAGAGCTTGCTATGAAATATACTATAAAGACGAAAAAACAGGAGAAATAACAATAGCAAGAAGTGATGCATTAGAAACTATCGCTATATGGGATTATTCAGCTAAAAAGAATTTAATAGGTATATACAGAATAATTCGTACATATATGGCAAATGGTGAATATCAACAAATGATAGAATTAACAACAGCAGATGGAAAAAGATATTATTACGATACACCTGAAAAAAGAAAAATATTTGGTACACCAGCGTATGAACAAAAATTTAAAGATGAACCATTATTTAAAGAAAACATAAAAGAACAACAACCTAAAAAATGGGACGATGATATACCAGCAACAGCAATAGAAAATTGCGATGGAATAGCAATTTTTGAACCTGTAATCAGTTTAATAAGAGCATATGAGAGATGTATTCAAAATTCAAGAAATGTATTTAAATATAATGATGAAGCAATATTGAAAGTTAGAGGATATACACCAGAAAATCCGATGATTATACAAAATGAAAAAGGCGAAGATATTATAAACCCTGCAAGACAAAAAGAAGATGAGTATGTATTAACAAGTAGAGTAAGATATCTTGATGGAAATAAAGATGTAAATAGTGATATAGCTTGGGTTGAAAAGAATGTAAACGATACGGCATTACAAAATCACAAAAAGACATTGATTGATATTATTTGTTTGTGTTCATTTTGCCCTAATATGACAGATTTAGGTTTTACACAAGCAGATAATAATGCAGCACTTGAAAAGAAATTCTTTAGTTTACAACAATATATAGCAACATTTGAAGGAGATTTCGAAGAAGGTTTAAAAAGAAGATGGAGAATAATATTAGAAAAATTCAATAAAGAAAAAGGTAAAACATATGATTTTAGAGATATTGAAATAAAACTAAATAGAAATTTACCTTCTGATGTAGCAACAATGATTACTAATGCATTAAAAATAAGAGGATTAGTAAGTGATGATACGGTCATAAACTTATTAGGACTTGATTTAGATGCAACAAGTGAGTTAGCAAAAATGGACTTACAAAATGAAGAAAATATTCAAAAGAATTTACAACAAATGCAAATGATGGGACAAGCAGGAGTAGAGCAAGATAATAAAGAAGATAAACAAGAAAACAAAGTAACAGACTTAACAGAAACACAAAAAGCACAAAAATTAACAGCAGATAATAAGAAAGAACAAGAAAAAGCAGTTAATAAACAGATAAAAAAGGAGTAAAAATATGTTATTAATAATAATTGCATGCATATCATTATTATCTTTTATAGCAGGAATAATGGAAGGATTTATACAAGAAATTACGGGAATAAATATATCAAGATTTATATATATATTGCTTGGTATTTTTATTTGTTTAATATGGAAGGTATAGAAATATGAATATATGGAATTATCACGATGCAAAAATGCGAGAATTAAAACAACTATATAATAAAACATCAAAACAAACGCAAAATAGACTACAAGAACTCTTTGATACATTTAACTTTACATCAGAAAATATATATAATATAGCAGATAATAAAACTAAAAAAAGAATAAATACATACATCGAGCAATGGAAAGAACAGAAACTATTAACAGGCTATTTTGGATTATTAGCAAATAACATTTATGGAAGAACACGAGTAAAGAATAGTGAAATACTAGAATTACTTATTTATTGTGCATACATAGAAGAACAAAACAAATTAGAAGAACAAGAAAAACAAATAATGTATGAAGATGCAAATTATTACTATGAACAAGGCCAACAAGAAGTAAATAAAAAGAAAAAGCCATCAATATTAGCGATGGCTTTATTTCTTGCATTATTAGACCAACCAAATTATAGTGGCTTTAATTGGAAACAGTATATTGAAGCAACAATACAATATAATGCACAACAAATATATAAACAAGCAATTTTAAATATGCAACAACAAAAAGGCCTAGAAATTGATTCTAATGAGTTTCAAACAATAATACAAAGACAAAACAATCAAAAGATCAATATAAATAATGATAAGATATCAGGTGCAGCAGATTTGCAAATGATAGGACTAAATAATTTAGCCAAAGTTGAGGGAATAAAAGAAGTAACGGAAGATAATTCAAAAGTTAGATTTGTCGCAGTAGAGGACGAGTCAACAACGAAAATGTGCCAAAGCTTAGATGAACAAATATTTAATATAAAAGGTTCTAATGAATTTACAAGATATTATGGAAATACTGCAAAAGAATTAGAACTAAAAAAATTCAAAATTTATGGGTTAGTCTTGCGGTATAAATATGCCTCCCATAATGCGGGCATTATCATCATTGCAGAAGTACATTAGTATATCAAAACAATATGCCTAGAGAAGAATTAAACAGAAAATTAAATATGGAGTATCAAGATGTAACAACTAGGGTTTTAAAACGAAACAAAAAGCATTACAAAGTAGTAGAACAACAATATTATATTGATGAAAACGGTAATAAATATGCTGTTGATGGCAAAAGTGTACTAATGAAACATACAGAAAAAGAAAAAGAAGTCGCTAAAATATTAGGAGAAATATATGGAGGAAAAGTTAGGCTAATACCAGTTGTATTAAATCCACAAAATATAAAAACACCAGATTATATGATAGGAAATATAAAAATTGATTTAAAAGAACCAACAGGAAAATCTCGAACTACAATCTATGATTTATTCAAACACAAAAGTGGACAAGCTGATAACTTTGTAATAGATATACATAAGTCAGGATTAGATAGGACTGAAAGCATAGAACAAGCACAGCAATTATTTTATTCTAAACATAGAAGCTGGATAAATACTGTAATATTAATGGAAAACAACGAAATATTTAAAATATTAAAAAGAAGATAAAAAAAGAAGGTGGTGCAACCCAAAAGGGGGTCACATACCTTCAACAATAATATTATTAACTTAATTATACTATAAATTAGGTTAATAATCAATAGTTTATGCAAAAAAATATAAATTATGCACTTACTTTTAAAATAGGTGCTTTTATTATGGAAAGAAGGTGAAAAAATGAACGATAGAGCAAAATATTTAGCAGTAGATGAAGAAAAAAACAACAGAATACAACATATAAGAGAATGTTTCTCAATTATCTATGATGAAATTGATTTAAAGTGCAAACCAAGTAGAGAAACATCATTAGCATTAACTAAACTAGAAGAAGCACAATTTTGGGTTATAAAAGGAGTAACAAGGGAGGATAAATAATATGTGGTTATTAGTTTTAATATTAAGTATTAAATTACAAATGCCAACTTGGTATTGGATTATATTTACGGTAATTACAATATTTAGCCCAGCTATGTGGGTATTAAAATATAATTATGCAGAAGGATATATGAAAGCAAAGAATAAAGATAATAAATAAGTTATTAATATTTTAAGATTATAAATCAAAGAGCTAAGTCGACTAGCTCTTTTTTTATGCCCTAGATATGGCTTGAAACTGTCTATTTTGTTTGGTTAGACTTCCGTAAAAAGTCAAAATAGTTTGGTTATAACTCAGCCGAAAAAGTTAAAGGAGGAATTTCATCATGGATAATAAAGATGAAGAAATGAAAAAAGATATGGAATCTACTGCCGAGAGTGTAGAAAAAGTTGAACCATCAAATGTCGAAGAAAATAAAGAAAAAACTTATACAAGAGATGAAGTAAACAAGATGATTAATGCTGAAAAGCAAAAAGAAAGACAAGCAATGTTAGAAGAAATGGAAGCCAAAAAAGCAGAGGCTGATAAACTTGCAAAAATGGATGAAGACCAAAAAAAGTCTTATGAATTAGAGCAAGAAAGAGCTAGAGCAAATAAGGCTGAAAATGAACTAAATGCTTATAGACTAAAAGACGAAACAATTCGTCAAGCAAATCAAAGAGGTATCTCATTAGGATACATAGATACTATTGATTTTTCAAGAGAAACCGCTGAAAGTATCAATTCAAAATTAGATATATTTGAAAAAGTATCAAAAGCAGACAGAGAAAAAGCAATAAGTGAGTATTCTAAAGAGCCAGCACCACAAACAGGAGAAAGGGTAACTCAAAAAGATATAAGTCAAATGAGTTATACAGAATTGGCTGAATATCTAAATAAACACCCAGAAGTAAATTTATAAAAAAAGGAAGGTAATAAGAAATGGGAAAATTTGATTCAAAAAGTTTTAATGAAAAAGCATTTAAGTATTCAGTAGAAAGAATACCAAATTTAAAAACAAACGAGTTAAAAAAATCAAGAGCCTTGACAGGAAATGAAGATATTAGAAAGGTATTTGCTGATGAAGATGGTACAGCATATGCAAGAATTGCTATGCGTGGACTATTAGAAGGCGATGCAGTAAATTATGATGGACAAACAGATATAACAGCAACATCAACAAAAACATTTGAAAGAGGTGTTGTAGTTGTTGGTAGAGCAAAAGGATTTGTAGAAAAAGACTTTTCATATGACATTACAGGTGGAAAAGACTTTATGCAAAATGTTGCTGAACAAATATCAGATTATAAAGATGGATTAGACCAAGATACAATATTATCAGTATTAAAAGGTATATTCTCAATGACAGGAATTAAAAATTTAGAGTTTGTTAATAAACATACAACAGAAGTAAAAGGAAATGTTGGAGCGACAACATTAAATTCTGCAACAAACAAAGCTTGTGGATCTAATAAAAAGAAATTTGCGTTAGTATTTATGCATTCTGATGTTGCAACAAACGTTGAAAACTTAAATTTATTAGAACACTTAAAATATACTGACAAAGATGGTATAACAAGAGAATTAGACTTGGGAACATGGAATGGTAAATTAGTAGTAATTGATGATGATATGCCAACAGAAGAAGTTGAAGCAACATATGTAAAAACAGCTGATACAGCAATTATTGCTGGAAAAACATATTATACAAAATCTGGAACAAAATATACAGCAGTTGCAAGCCCAGTTGTAGGAAGCATAGGAGATTACTATGAGGTATCAGATGAGGCACATACAGAATATACAACATATGCATTAGGTATGGGGTCAATAGATTATGAAGATTTAGGTGTAAAAAAACCATATGAAATGGAAAGAAATGCATCTAAAAATGGTGGACAAGAGACTTTATATATTAGACAAAGAAAAGTATTTGCACCTTATGGAATTTCATATGAAAAAACTTCACAAGCTACTTTATCTCCAACTAATGCAGAACTTGAAAACGGCGCTAACTGGGAACTTGTAAATTCTGGAGAAGCTGAAGAAAATTCTAGAAGTTATATAAATCATAAAGCTATTCCAATCGTAAGAATAATTTCAAGAGGATAGTAGAAAGGAAGGCAATAGATGTTAGAACAAATAAAAAAAAGATTAGGAGCAAATTATATTGAAGATACAGAAGATATAATAAAAGACATCATAGCAGATATGACTTCTATTGCCTGTGATGCTTCTAATCGTAAAGAAACTGATAAAAAATTATTTCCATATATAAAAAAAGCTGTTATTTCTGAATACAATGCAAGAGGTGCAGAAGGTCTTTTATCAAGAAATGAAGGAAGTATTTCTTCATCATTCAATGATATAGAAAAGAAATTAAAAATTGATGTTGCTTCAATAAGGATATTCAAGTAATGCTATTACGAGATTTAACAAAAGTATATATATCAGAGTATGAAGAAATAGAAGACCACGGAGAAACGGAAAAGGTATGGAAATTTAAACCAATGAGCAAAAAAAAGCCATATGCATATTTGAACATGCAACAAGATGTCAATGAACTTGACAGAAAATCAACAGGTGAAGTGGATTATAGTACATATAAAGGTCGTACGACTAAAAATTATGATATACAAAAAGGCAATGGAATATCATTTGAAGATATCTCAAAATTAGAGAAGTTTATTCCAGAATATAGAGTACTAGATAAAAATAAAATAGGAAGTACATATGTGTATAGAATGGAGAAAATACAATGATAAATTTCAATTGTAATATAAAAGTAAAACATAATTTTAAAAATATAGATGCTATAATTCAAAAATTACCACAAACTGCAAAAATAATAACAGAAGATGTATTAAAAAACATTAGAGGTTACGCTATAAGGTTGGAAAAAGGACATAATGAAGAAGGCATATTAGTCGAAATGATTGATATGTCAACCAAAGAAGTGAAAGGAAGGGTTTTTGCTGACCCTTCTAAATTTATGGCAAATGGAGCATCCTATTTGTTTTTTGAATACTTTGGCACAGGCTCTAATGCTGAAATGGAACACGTAGGAAAGTCACAACATTTTATTGAAAGTGGATTTACTGAGTGGTTCATTCCAGTAAATAAAGTGGATAGAGCATTACCGTATCCAGTTATAAATATAAAAGGAATGGACTTTTACATAGCTCATGGAACTAAAGCAAACCACTTTATGGGAGATGCTGAATTTGAAAGTAGAAATGAAAATACAGAAATAGTCAAGAAAAAATTAGATGAAATGTTGAAGGAGGTATGCAAATAATGAAAGATTTAAGTATAAAGGACTTTAGCGATTTAGTATATGAAAAGCTAGAAAATTTGTATAAGAATAAACCGATTTTAAGTAATCCAAATACAGAAAGTAAATTTCCTATATTGGAATTGCATACACCTTTGAAATCAGTAAATCTAACAGAAAACGCATTTCCTATTCGTTCTACATTTCAAATATCAATCACTTGTTGGAATGAAAAACAAAGACAAGCAATGCAAATGACAGATGAAGTTAGTACAAGACTTCAAGAATTAAATTTAATAAGGACTAATACCAGTCCTGCAGTATATGATCAGATACTGCAAAAATATGGTATAACAATAACTTTTGAAGTTCGTTTTAATTCTATAACGAGTTCTTTTAATTTTATAAGATAATAAGGAGGAATAAAAAATGCCAGAACCAAAAGCAAGTACATTAACAAAATTATTTCATGCTGATACTTTAGCAGATTTAAAAGATGCAACTAAAAGAAAACAAGTAGCGTTCGTGCAAAATATACCAGAATTTCTAAAGGCACCAGAAGGAATAACATATAGTGCTTTAGATATTCCTGACGAAAGACAAACAGAAGGAAGACAAAAAGCAGAAAATCTAGAAATAGAAATATTGTTTAAAGAAGACCAATATGATGAATTAAAAGCAGTTCAAACTGCTAAGACAAATGGATATTGGGCAATTCAATTACCGGAAGAAACAGCTACAGAAAGTGGAAAACCACTAACATGGTATTTTACAGGTACATGTTATATAGGAATGAGTGAAATTGCTATAGATGATATGTTAAAATCAAAATTAACAATCTATAGAAGCTCAGAAATAACAGAAAGCAAAGGATTTCCCACAGCCTAGTTCTGTAAAATTGAGTGCTAGGAGCAGAACCATAAATAGAACTAGCACAACAGAAAAAAATACTGAGAAGGCAGAATAAGCCTTCTCTCTTTTGCAAAGGAGAGAAAATATGATAATAGAAACCAAAAATAAAATAATTAATTTAGTAATAAAGACAAGAAAAATAGTAGAAATAGCTAACCTACTAAAAAATAAAAATTTTGAAGAAGCTTTTACAAAAGCTTATGCTATATGCGATATAGAAGCTTTGGCTAAAATTATATTAAAATTAGCAGAAACAGAAGATGAGAAAAGTGCATTTAATTCAATAGATGAAGTATATGATTTTATAGACGATTGCAGAAAAGAAGGAATAGTTGTAAATGATTTATATTTAAAGATTGCGGAGGCTTTGAACGAAGAGGGTTTTTTCAAAAAGAAAATGACCAAGAAAGAACTAAAAGAGTTGATATCAAATCCTTTATCAACAATGAATATGAACGAATTAGTTCAAAAATCGGCAGAGAATGCAATGAGCAAAATAGCAAAGGAACAATTCCAAGGTTTCAGGGGCTAAATGATATAATTTTAAGAATAAAAAATACAAATAATTTAATTGAATTGATTTATGCAACAGAGTCTTTGGCATATTATTTTAATATGAAACCGTTTGAATTTTGGAATAGTAGATATTCAGAAATCAATATTTATTGCCAAACTCATTTGGCTAAAAATGCTGACGATTTAAAACGTGAGATCAATTTACAGGAAGCGGTAACAAATAAATTAATAAGAGCAGATAGCTTATCGAGCAATCCAAAAATAATCCCTATTCGAGATAATTATAAAAATTTATTTCAAGATGAAGAAAAAGAATACATTCAGTCACCAGAAGAAATAACAAAAAAGATAAGACTTCTTATGATAGAAGGAAAAAAATAATTTTTTCGACAAGTTTCGACAAAAATATATGAACAAAAGTGCTATACTTCTTTATATAATATAATAAAAGGAGATATAGAAGATGGAAGATATACAAATAAAAACTAAATTCTGCAAATTTTGTGGTGAAAAGATTCCAGAAGATGCGGTTATGTGTACTCACTGTGGAAGACAAGTTGAACAATTAAAAGGAGAACAACCTCAGGTCGTAATAAATAATACAAACACTAACACCAATATGAATAAGAATATTGGAACAGTATCTGGTAGACCAAAAAATAAATGGGTGGCAATAATACTTTGTGCATTTTTAGGATTTCTAGGTGCACACAAGTTCTATGAAGGCAAAACAGGAATGGGAATATTATATCTATTTACTTGTGGATTATTTGGAGTAGGAATAATAATAGATTTTATAGCATTGTTATTTAAACCAAATCCTTATTATATATAAGAAACAACTGATAAAAGCACTTGCAAATTATTATAATTATAAAAGGAGATTGATTATGAATATCGAAGAGTATGTAAAAAATAACAAGACTTATAACATTCTTAATAGAAGTGCAATTATAAAAGCACAAAAATTAGTTGAAAGCAATGAAGAAGTATTATATGCATTAGTAACAAATATTTCTATAAGTCCAAAAACTGATACTAGTTTTAGAAATCAAAAAAATTTCTTTGGTGGAGCTATGCAAATAAAAAATACTTTAAGTGGAGTGATTGTAATAACCAATAAAAGAATAATTTTTTGTAACTCAGTAATAGGGACTACCAATGAAAAACAGTTAAGAATAGAAGATATACAATCAATTGATGAACACATAAGTGTATTTAAAACAGGAGAATTAAGGGTTAATGGAATAACAGAAACTTTTATAATAAAAATATTAAGAAAAGGTTTGAATGAGGAAATAAAAAAAGCAATAAATAAAGCTAGAAATGAGCAAAAAAACAATAAGATAAGCAGTAATATTTCAAATGCTGACGAAATCAGGAAATATAAACAATTGTGTGAAGATGGAATAATAACCAACGAAGAATTTGAAAGAAAAAAAGCGGAATTGCTAAAATAATTAAGAAAAAAAACACTTACTTATGAAGGCATCAGATTAAATCTGGTGCTTTTTATTATGCCTAAAAAGAAAGAGGGTGAAAATATGACAGTAGAAGAAATTGAGATAATTGTAACAGCACAAGTAGAAGAGGCTTTAAAAGAGTTTCAAAAGTTTTTACCAGCTATAAAGCAAACAATAAGGCAAGCACAAGAGGCTTTTTCAAAAGTAGATACTAGAGCAATGACAAGTAAGTTACATCAAGCAGTTAATTTTATGAAAAAGAAAATACAAAATTTAAAGAAAAGTTCAGAAAACAATGAAATAGCAATAAAAGTAAATAATAAAGATGCACAAAAACAAATATCTCAAGTACAAAAACAAATAGATAGTTTGCAAGAAAAAATAAATGCTCGACAAATGAAATTAAACGTAATAAATCCTCAGATTGATAAAATTGTGGATGATACTAGAAAAAGTGTAACACCAGAAGGAATAAACCCTAATGATAAAGCAATGGATACAACAGTGAATAATGCATTAGGAAACAATAAAGATTTTACAGCGTTAAATAATCAAGCACAAAAATTATATACTGAAATAGAAATGTATAATAAACAACTTAGTGAAGCAAAAAACAAAATGACACAATTAAAACAAGAAATAAATCAGACAGCAACTAGTCAAGGAAAATTGACTAGTTTTTTTAGTGGATTCAAACAAAAAGTAGACCAAGTAAAGCCAAGCATATCAAAGATGAAAGACAGTTTTAAAGGTTTACCTAAAATCACTCAAAATATAACTAATAATATAAAAGGAATGGGAACAGGTTTAAAAAACGGATTAGGACATGTTTTAAAATATGCAATGGCATTATTTTCATTAAGAGGAATTTATTCAATATTAAGTGGGTGTGCAAATGCATGGCTATCTAGCCAAAATGCAGGAGCAAAGCAATTAAGTGAAAACATAAATTATATGAAGTATGCTATGGGTAGTGTACTAGCACCAGTAATTCAATTTGTCACTAATCTAGTATATCAATTAATGAAAGCTATTCAAAGTGTTGCTTATGCATTAACAGGAGTAAATATATTTGCAAAAGCAAGTGCAAGTTCATATGCTAGCATGGCTGGAAGTGCAAAAAAAGCAAAACAGGAAACAAAAGCGTTAGCAGGCGTCCATAGTGAAATAAATAATATTTCGGACAAAGATAATTCGGATGGTGGGAGTGGAGGAACAACAGCTCCTAGTTTTGATTTAGCTGGAATAGATGATCAGATGTCGCCATTGGCTCAAAAAATGTATAACTTTTTTAAACCGCTTGTCTATAGTTGGAATAAATATGGAAAGCAAGTCCAAGAAGCTTTTAAAAATGCTGTTAGTGGAATAGGACAAGCAATTAGTGCTATGTGGAAGAGTTTAGAGACATTATTCACTACTGGTACTATATATTCTATAATTGCAAACATATTAAATTCAATAGGACAAATAGGAACTGCGTGGGCAAATGCTTGGAACAACAACAATAGTGGCACAGAGATAATTCAAGGTATTGCTGATATGATAAACAATATTACTAAAGCTATTTTAAAATTAGTTTCAAGTACAGGATTTCAATCATTTTTGGATGGAATTATAAGTGCATTCAGTGGTATTGTGCAATTTATGGAACCAATAGTATCAGGCTTATCAGATATGGCGGAAATAATATTAGAAATAGTACTTTCGGCAATAGGAGATGTATTAAAGACAGTTGGAGATGCATTACAGGCAATAGCACAAAATGGAATAGTAGTAGAGATACTAAAAGCGGTAGGCGAGGCTATTACAATATTAGTTGGTGCAATAGTTTTATGGAATGTGGCACAAGCAATATTAAATGGATTAATGGGCTTGTTTACAATTTTAACATCTCCAATAACATTAATTATACTAGCAATTATAGCAGCCATAACAGCAATTATACTTGTTGTAAAGAATTGGGGAACTATATCAGAATGGTTTCAAGACTTATGGATAAAAATAATAGAAAAATTACAAGAAATATGGAACAATATTAAAGAATTTTTTGTTAATTTGTGGAATAGCATTATAAATACAATAAAAACTGTATGGGTTGGAATCAAAGAGTTTTTGAGCAATTTATGGAATGGAATATTAAATATAGTAAAAACAGTATTTAATGCAGTGGCAACATTCTTTAGTAACATTTGGGATGGAATTAAAAATGTAATAACAACAGTATGGAATGCTATTACAAATACAATTTCTAGAGTAATAAATGGAATAAAAAATACTATTTCAAACGTACTTAATGGAATAAAAAATATCTGGAATAATGTTTGGAATGGGTTAAAAACTACAGTAACCAATATATTCAATGGAATATGGAACACAATAAAAAGAATTATAAACTCTATTTTAGGTGGAATCGAGGGTATGGCAAATGGCGTTGTAAAAGGAATAAATAAGGTAATATCAGTAATGAATAATTTAAGCTTCGACATTCCAGATTGGGTTCCAGGAATGGGCGGAAAAAAATTTGGATTTAATATCGGCTATATGAGTGAAGTATCATTACCAAGATTAGCAAAGGGGAATGTTGCTTATGAAAAAACACTAGCAATTTTCGGAGAATATGCAGGAGCAAGCAATAACCCAGAAATAACAACCCCACAAAATATAATGAGGGAAACGTTTGAAGATGTTTTATCAAATTATAATAACGAAAATAGCGATAGACCTATAAATCTTACAGTAAACGTAGGAAGTACAAAACTAGGACAAATATTATTAGACAATTTAAGAGATATGAAAAGACAGTCAGGGAAAGACATAGAAGCATTAGTAGGAGGATAAAATTATGTTATGGAAAGAACATGGAGAAACAGGAAATTTACCGACACCGTCAACATATAGCGCAGACATAGAAGATACAGACAAAGACAGTTATTCTTCTATTGTTGATGGTTCTTTAATAGATAATCCCATAGCTGTAGGAATGTTAAAGCTTTCTATGTCATGGGATTTTAACACAGAAGAAGAAGCAGAACAACTTATACAAAAGACATATAAAAACCCATTTATATTGGATGTTAAAGTTCCAGTAGTAAATGGAGGTTTTTTAGAAAATGCAAAGTTTAGAGTATCAAAAAGAAAAGTCGAAATGATAAGTACAGAAAAAGAAACGAGTACTTCCAAAACAAAATGGAAGTGCTCTTTTAATTTAATGCAAAAAGAATTAACAGAAGCACAAAAAACAGCGGTAGAGGGGGCAAATAGTTAATGTATAGTACAAGTAATAACTATAAGTCTAAAGTATACAATGTAACTCATTTATTAAAAGTATACATAAATGACACGGAGATAGATTCTAAATATATATTAGACTGTAAACCCTCGAAAAAAGCTTTCTCAAGTGATGAGTTTGCATTGGGCTGTATAGAAGCACAAAGCATAGAATTAAAATTATATAAATCAGTAATACCTGCAACTATAAACAAAGTAGAAATCAAGAGTGGAATAACAGGCGAAATAATACCTGTTGGAGTATTTAATGTGGATGATATAAGCAAAGAAGACGATTACACAGTAACATTTAAATTACGCGATAATATGATTAAATTTGAATTTAATTATAATGGAAAAACACTAATAGATAGCAATAATGGAAAAGCAAAAATAATACAGGTACTACAAGACTTATGTACAAAAGCAGGAGTAGAACTTCGGTTCTACTTCTTTTTTAAACATGAATAAGGAAATAGCAGTGTACGACAATACAGTATCAGCAAGAACTTATTTAAGTTATATAGCAGAACAAGCTGGTGGAATAGCAGTAATAGGTAGAGATGGAAAACTATATATAAAAACAATCGGAGAAAGTTCAGTTACACTTCCATTAAAGTTATTTAAGACTTTTAAATGGGGAGAAAAATTTAAAATAACACGTGTAAGATATGATGATGGAATACAACTATTTGAAAAAGGAGATACAACAGGCAATACAGTTTATATCAGCCAAGACAATATGTACATAGTTGATCAAGATCAAATCAATAATATTTATAACACATTAAAAGGACTAGAATTTTACAGTTTTGAGGGCGAAAGCATAATAGACCCAGCACTAGATACAGGAGATATCGTTGTTATAGATGGTAAAAATGTAATATACCAAGGTTCAATGCAATTTTCAGGACGTTGGATTGCAAATATTGAAAGCAAAATACAATGTAAAGCAAAAGAAGAAACAACTACTAGAACACCATCACAAAGAACTATAAACAGAAGAGTGGAGTCAAATATTAATCAGATAGATGGAAAAATAACTCAACTAACCGAAGAAACCACAGAGAACACACAAAAGATAACCAAAGTAGAGCAAGACGTAAATGGAATAACTAGTAAAGTATCATCAGTAGAGCAATCAGTAGAGAACATAACAAAAATAGAAGGTACAGCAGAAGGAAAGAACATATATATAGATGATGCATCTGCGGAACCATTAATAGATATAATACTAGAGGGCGAGAGCCACCAAGTAACGAGAAGTGGGAAGAATCATTTGGATGCAAGTCAAATACCTTCTTCAACTAATATTGTAGTAAGCGATAACGGTAAAACAATAACAATGCCTATAGCCACATCAGGTAATGGATATACACCTACAACAAAGAAATTAAGCGAATTATGTCCTAAACTTAAAGTTGGAGATACAGCAACACTAAGGTTCAACAGGAACTTAGGAACTACAAAAAACATGTTCATTTACTTAAATGTAGTAAATTTGACGTGGGGCATAAATAACCCAAAAGCAATAACGCAAGAAATGTTAGACAGCTATGTAGCTCTGTATGCAAACAGATATGACGAGGGAGAAACAGGACAGTGCATATTAACAGATTTCAGCATAATGTTGTCTAGTGAAACAGATACATCTTGGGAGCAATACGGAGCAAGCCCAAGCCTAGATTACCTAAGCGAAATAAAAAATATAGAGGGAAATATAGAGATAAAAGACGAGGGAAAAAATCTATATGCAGGAAATGAAATAACAATAAACGGCACATATTCTTCAAATACATCTGTTAATTTAGGCTCAAGATATTTAAGTGAAGGAAATTATACTATTAGTTTGACTAATAGTTTACCAAACAATAGTTATATATATTTAGGTGCGAATGGTTCAATAGCAACAGCTATAAGGAACAAAGCAACTTTCACATTAACAGAAGAACAAAATGTTCCAATGCGACTAGTTGTTAAAGCTGGAACATATAGCAACTTTACGACGAAGATAATGATAGAAAAAGGCATGGTCGTAACAGACTACGAACCCCACCAACAACAAACAGAATACTTCCCATTATCAGAAGAACAAAAGCTATACAAAAACTCTTATTTGGCAGATGATGGAATACATCATAAGAGGAAACAAGTCGTGCTGGATGGAACAGAAACAGGTTGGTATACGCTTGCAAACCAAACTGGTACAAACACCTCATATTTCGCTATAGCTAAAAGTGATATGAAAAAGGCGAGCATATTAATTTGTGATAAATTTATAAATCGAGCCACTTGGAATACTGACGAAGAAGCCATTCAAAGTATTATAGATAATTATATAAGGTTAAGAATAAATACTAGCAGGGCAAGCACGGTTGCAGAGTTAAAAACTTGGCTATCAAACAACCCTATCAGAGTAGAATACGAACTAGCCGAAGATGAAATAGTACCTTACACAGATGACCAAAAAGAAGCGTGGGAGAAATTAAGGCATTTTACATTATTTAAAGGTATTAATAATATAACAAGTACAGCAAATGCGAAAATCACATATGTTAGAGATAATGGGTTAAGCGACACATATGAAACCAAACGAAACGTAAAAGAAAATCACTACACAAAAAGTGAAACAGACTCGCAAATAAGTCAAACAGCAGACTCAATCAAAGAGTCAGTCAAAGCAATAAACGAACAAACACAAGAAAAGCTTGCAACATTGGAGCTAGCCAATCAAAGTTTAGAATTTGCAACTAAAAGAACCGGTGGAAACAATCTAATTAGAAATAGTGCAATGATTAATGATAATAATTTTTGGTTAGCACACGCTAAATATCCATATCAAGAGTCAGATACACCACCTGACAATCCTACTGAAGGAGCATACTGGTATTGTACTGCCAATAGTGGAAGTTACATAGAAAATCAAATGTATGTGTACAACAGTGGTTGGCAAGTATCAGAACTGTCAAGAAAATCATTGTTAAGTGCTCAAAACTACTTCGCATATACAACTTCTAACGAATATTGGGCAAACGGTAAAAATGCTAATGAAAATACACTGAGTGGACGAGTTATTAAGCTTGATGGAAGACAAGACTATACAGTATCACATATATTCAATATTACAGAACCTATTACGCTAAATCAAAACGAAAACGAACTGGCAATATCAGATTTTATCAAAAACAGTATAGTACAAGGAAATGTCTGCGTAGGACTAATGTTCCTTAATGAGGCAGATTTTACGGAGGTAGAAAAACCTTACTCATTGTATGAGCCTGGTATTATACTGACACCAGACGATTTGAAAGATTTAACTAAAATAGAGCAAATAATAGAAATACCTAAGAAATCAGATTTTATACCTGTAGTTGTAAGTAACACAGCACCTACAGATACAACCAAGAATTGGTTAGATACAACGATATACTTACCTAAAAAATATAACTCGCAAACATCACAGTGGGAAATATTAGATACAAAAATGTCATTATATAACGAAAGTTCAAGAGAAGTTTGGACTTATAGATATTTCTACGGATTCTATTATCAAACACCAATAATATACGATACAGCAGAAATCAAGAGTTGTTATGTGGCATTAACATTTTATCCTGCATTTGCAGTCTATACAGGAAATGTAGAGCCTACACCTTACAAAGGGTTATATTGGAACAATAAAACAACAAATTTAGTTAAGAGAGCAAAATATAATGATACTACTTTTGTAGAGTGGGAAACACTTGATATTCCAAGTAGTTTATTGCCAACTGGCGCTAGTTTAGGTGTTGAACTATTTGATTACATAGTGCCGATTAAAGGATTCGTTGAAATTGCTGATTTAAAGCTCGAATATAACACTATGTGTACTCAGTGGACTCAATTTCCTGGGGAAGTTTATGGCAAGAATTATAAAATGGACGAAAAGGGCTTTTGGATTCAAGCAAATCAAAATACTATGTTTATAGATGAGGACGAAATCCTAGCAACATATAAAGGAATAAATATATTCCAAATTAATAAAGACTTAGCATATTTCTACAAAATACAAGCAACAGAGAGTATAGAAGTAGGAAACTATTTCTTGAAAACTCAACAAATCAATTCAAAGAATATGCTGTTACTTTATTAGAAAGGAGAGCATATGGCAGTATCAAGTAATATATCAATAACACAAAACTCACAGAATATAGCAAACAATAAAAGTAATATAACTGTTAGAGTACAAATAACAACAACAGGAGAATCATATAACGGATACTCTAAGCCAGGTACTTGTGCAATAAACGGAACATCATACAATTTTAGTCATAATATACCTTATCAAGCAACCGTAACAATTTTTGAGAAGACATTAGATGTAACACACGATAATCAAGGAGAGAAAACTGTTTATGCTAGTTTCTCGTTTCATACAGGTATATCAGCAGGAACAATAACTGGGTCAACATCCAAAAAATTAACGACAATTCCTAGAACTTCCGAAGTAAGCTTAAATAAAAAGAATTTCAATATTGGCGAAACTATAACAATATATACTAACCGAAAAAGTGCTAGTTTCACGCATACAGCAGTCATCAAATTCAATGGACAGACAGTTAGAACACAAACAGGAATAGATGCTTCATATAGTTGGAATACAAATGAATTATTTGCTAAAATTCCAAATCAAAATCAGGCTAATGGTACAGTGGAACTTACAACTTATAGTGGTGGTACTAGAATAGGAACAAGTACAGTTAATTTTACAGGCTATGTAGTAAATAGCGACCCAGTATTTAATAATTTTGATTGCGAAGATACTAATCCAATAACTAAAACTTTAACTGGAAGTTTACCGGGAAGTAATCAAAAGTACATAAGAAAGTATAGTAATTTAAAAGTAACAATAACAAGTGCAAATAAAATGACTACCAAGAACGGTGCTACACCTAAATATTACAATATTGTGGTTGGTAATAAAATTGAAAAATTAGATTATTCAACATCAGAAATTTCAAAAACTATAAATAATATGGACGACAATACAGTAACAGTTTTTGCCGTTGATAGCAGAGGAAACCAAAAAGACAAAACAAAAGCATTAGATATTGTTGAATATTCCGAAACTGTTTTACAAAGCGTTAAGATTGAAAGAAAAGAAGGCGTAGGGGAAACAGTCTTAATAAGTTTATCTGGCAAATATGCAAATATTAATTTTGGAGCAAAACCCAACACAGTCAAAAGCATTCAATTTCGAAAAAAGAGCAAGACAGAGACCGAATTTGGCAGTTGGGTTGAAATAAAGCAATTGGTTACAATAAACACTGAAAACGGCACATTTAGCTGTGACTCAAAAGAAATTACAGGACAAACCTTCACTCTAGGTACAGAGTATGACATAGAAGTTCAAGTTAGAGATGAATTGAGTTCAGACACAGAACCAGTATCTCTTAATAGCGGAAAAGTGCTACTTTCAGCACTAAAGAATAAAGGGATTAGCGTTGGGAGAATTTATAATGAAAAATTAGGAGGACCATTACAACTAGACAACAAGGACGTTATAAAGTGGATAAATAGTAAGCAGGATAAACAAAAACATATTCTAAAAGCTATTCTTGCTACTGATAATACGACAATAACATCTTCTAAAGACTACGACGCTGTATTAGTACCTCTAGGAGAACAATACCTTAAGTTTGGAAATAAGTTAAGTCTTAGCAATGGGAAAATCGTTATTGGTTCGGGTGTAAATTATATTAGAATATCTGCTCAAGTTATGATGTCATATATTCCAAGTTCTTTAAGGCTAATGGGATTAGCAGTTTATATAACGAATAGTCAAGTTTATACAAATTATGGAATCAGAACTTCATCGGATTTTCTAACATATAATGCACCAGGAATGATATTCCCTGCTAAAGCAGGAGACACAGTATCAATTCACGTATATATTGAACCATCAGGAACAAGTGTAAAGCTAAGAAAATACTCGCAAAGCACTTTCCTGCAAGTTGAAGTAATAGAGTAAGAGGTGAGAAGATGCAAGATAACACAATAATGTTAATTCTAGGTTTTATTACGACGATGATTCCTATTTTTACTGTAATTGTAAAACTCAACAATACAATAACAAAATTAAACATAACAATTCAGGTTCTATCGGATCAAATGCATAAAAGCCAAGAAGATAGAAATAAGATACATAATCAGCTTAATAACCATGAAACAAGAATATCAATTTTAGAAAATGAAAGGAGGGAAAGATAAATGGAAAAGGTAAAAAAAATATCTAAGTATGTATTAAACGCATTAACAATAATAAGTGCATTGCTTTTAGGTATCAATGCAGTTGAAGGTATAACAATACCATATTGCGCACAGATAACAGGAGTTATAGCAGTAATAAACGGAGTTATATCTACATATCTATTAGGACAAAAGGCTGTAAAAACTATAAATAGGGAGGGAAAATAATGAAAATAATAGAAAATAATTTTAAGTTTGGTACAATGGATATAAGAAATACAACAGAACAAAT